AGAGAGGACTGCTTGCCCCTTTGCAACACCACTTACACCAGATGTATCAATAACTAAAACTTTTGGTGGGTCTAAATATCCACTTCCTTTTTTTACTAAATCAAATTTAGTAATTTCTCCAAATATAATTACTTCATCATCCTTTACACCACGAATAGGAACTCCATTAATCAACACTCCAACATCTTTGTTAGTAGTTTCGTAAATTTCTGTCGTTCTTGTTGGAAATTTTCTAATAAGTTTTAAATTTTTCTGATCTTCTAAAGTGATGTTCCAACTATTTTTTCCTATTGCATGATTTGGATATCCAGATGATGCAATATAATAATATTGATCATCTTCATAAATTGCAGAAACATTTACTGGAACTTCTGATAGTGAAGATATTGATGAAAAAGTGTTGTTTTCATTTAAATTCCAGCGTACAGAATTAGTAGTTTTATTGAAAATTATAGGATTTTTTGAATCAAATCCAGACGAAGCAATTTCTACAGCATCGCCAACAACAGAGTATGGTGTTGGTATATTTTGACTTAAATTATATAATATACCCAACACTAAAATTGTTCTGGTTTGTGGTTGATTATTTTCACCTACAAAAGAAATAGATACATTTGATTTTTTATATACTGGCGTGTTTGCAGCATATGTTCCTGGAATAGATCCTCGGTTTCCAATAATAAATTGATTTACCGTTTTTGATTTATAATTAATCTCTTCCGAACCAACTATAATTGTTCCTGCAGTAGTTCTCCATCCATTTGTCGAATAAACATTAATTCTTTTATTTGTTCCAGCATTTGATAGTAGCGAAGAAGTCAGATATGTTTCCGAAATAACTGAAAATTCTCCAACTATACTTTGTTCAACTAAAATTATTTCGTAATATCCTTCTCCAATTGAAATAATATTGTCTATTACAGCCGACGCATATCCAACACTAGAATCATTTTGATCCTGTTGTTGTATAATTTTTGCTCCAATTAAATAACGAATATCAGATATATTTCCTACAATTTTTGCCTTTAATGAGTAATTATTGATCCACTCACCATATGATGGTTTATATGTGGAATCTTTTGGATAGTATACAGTTGGGTCGTTAGGAACATCAGAGGGAACTAATGCATTGAATAAAAATTTTATAGATGATTCGGTTCCTTTTGAAGCATAGAACTTCTTAATATTTTTAATTAAAAGTGATTTATCAGCTGATGACTTAAGTGATGCCTCAGGAAAAGAAGAGAGATACTCATATTCAAAATTTTTAACTAATGAATATAAAAATAGATGACTAATATTAAAAATTGCACTACCGTTTAAGTGTTGAACTCCAGTACCAGAATCATCACTTGTATTTTTGAATTCTAGTTGGTTATATAGATCACCCAACTTAGTAGTAGAACTTATATTACGATAACAGTTTACAAAAGATGTTTCTGTTTTTGTTTTGTAAAAAATAACTTCATTATCTATTAAAATATATCCATTTATATCAGGAAAAGAAGATGTATCTTCTACATTAATAGTGGAAGAAATTTGACTAATATTTTGAGTTAAAATTGTTTGTTGATTAAGTAAATCATGAGTGTAAGTATCAATATCACGATACTTTGTTAAATTTAATATTAAATCAACTGGTTGACCTGGCAGTTCAAGTTGCTCGTAGTATTTCTGCATAAACGCAGAAAATTTAGGATACTCAGATACAATAAAATTTGGTAACTGACTATCAATGAGAGCTGATAAACTTTTAACTTTAGTTGCCATTTATTTCTATTCTTGAATTAGAGTAAAAGAACTTTTTTCAATATCTACATCAAGATAAACTTGACGTTTAGCAACAATATCATTATATTGTGGTTTTAAACGAATTTCTATTTTATTATCTAAAAACGAACCTTTGATAATTTTTAAATCATATAATTTGACATCTCCTTTTGCGTAATCAATTTCTCCTTGTTCGGAATTTAATATAATTTTATCACCTGTTTGAGAATCTAAGCGATATAAAACAACTTTAGAATTTCTATCTTCAATATAAACAATATAATTTGGATATTGCTGAACAACAAACCCAGTAGAAACCAAGGTTTGTACATCAATATCATCATCAAAAGGATTGTTAAAACAAAATTCGTAATATGCACTATTATTTAATGAAGGATAAAAATCCTTTCTCATTCTGATATCAGTTAAATTAGAGCGAACAGAAGTATCAGAAGCGTCAATAGTGCTAATTGCTTTGCTGTATCTAAATTTACCACCAAATTTTTCAGTATCTGACAAATAAATATAATTTGTTAAATTAACAATAATTTTTTGTTTAATTTGATCCAAGGTTAAATTGGTTTGAGATTGATCATAAAAAATTCTAGAATACAATTCAACAAAAATAATAGAAGGATCAACAATCTCTGGTGTAATTGCAGCTACAGAATATTTTTTTAATTCTTGAAGAATAATACTTTTAGTGTATGAAGATAAGAAATTTAAATTTCTTGGTTTGATTGCTACCTTCACTTTTCCATACTCGGGAGGATTCTCTTCTTCTCCGCCATAAGAAATGACATCCGCAATCGCTGGATAAATGCGACGAATAATTGCTTCATAATCTAATGAAGTAACAGCACGATTTTGCGCTCCAAAAGATGCTGGAGCATTTCTTTTAACACTATCAATGCTTTCAATATCTTCGCCGCCAAATGATTTGGTGAGCGATGTAACGCTATTTACAGTTATTACAAATAATGTAGCACCAACAATATCAGTAATCACACCATTATATGTGAAAATAGAAGCACCGTTTGTTGCAGCAGCATTTGTAGTCAAATAGCTAATCTCAATAACTTGATTTGTAACTAATTTTTTGCCAAAAATACCATCTCCAAATGTAATCTTATAGTTTTCGTCTTCAATTTCTGTTACAAAATATGTTGGAGAATTAGATCTAACATTTAAAATATTGTCTGATTCTACAAACTTTTCAAAAGAAGAAGAATTTGAATTTTCAAATACATTTATACGAATAGTTGATGTATCGATATTAGAGTTCTGTAAAATAATGCTATGTGACCCTGTATACGCTGGAACAGTGTATCTGTTAGAAATATATGTTCCTTCGTATATTTTTAGATTTTCAAAATTAACGGTATTATCTGGAAGAACGGAAGCTTGAACATCATCTAACAAAACATATTGATATAAAGTTTCATTCACATTAGTAAGAAAAGCATTTCCTTTTCTTAAAAAAATTGATTGTGGTAAATTGTTACCAGTAAGCGTAACATTCAAATTTACAGCACACGAAGCAGCAACAGTTGACCGTGGAGTGTATCCTAATTGCTTTGCTAGCGATACTACGTTGTCTCTTAGCGTTGCAGAGTCAAGAAATGACTCATTGACAAGCATGTTCGCATTAAATGACGTATAATATGTGTTGTATGCCAGCACATCCAGCAGCATACCAAGAGTAGATCCTTCAAAATCGTAATCACTAAAGTCAGAATTAGCTCTTAGATAATCTCTAAGAGCATTTTTTATCTCAAAATAATCTAAACTTGTTAACTGATTGTATGCCATTATCCTCTAGTTCTCTCTAAGAAGAGGGTTATATTGTCTGTTTTCTCTTCTAAACCAACAATAGAATAGTCAATTACAATATCATATCCGTTCTCATCAAAATTTGGTTCCACATTGACGGAGTTTAACAAAACTCTAGGTTCAAATGCATTAATCGTATATTCAATGTCAGAACGAATAGACGTAGAGTTAATATAATCTACGGGATCAAACAGTAATTTAGTGATTCGACTACCGATATTTGGATTAAAAAAGCGTTCGCCTGGATAAGTGGTCAATAAATTTTGCACAGATTTTTTAATTGCGACAAAATCTTTGACCACTATGAGGTCGTCAGTGATCGAATTCTTATCAAATGTAATGCTAAGATCTTTAAACGACCTACTAACAGGCATAGAAATATACTATTTTCTATTATTTATACCCACCATTCAACATAATCATCAAATCCTTCTTTACCACCACACATTTTTGACAATCTATTTTTTGGCGGATCATTTTTTCTTGTTTTTGACGGAGTTTTCCCCATATGAGGAGTGTAATCAGTGATTAAACGTGTTGTTCCCCACGTTTCTCGCATATATTTTACGTCTCTGTCTGGATTTGGATGCGTAGCCATCTGTTTTTCTCCTAAATTGAGTGAAAACAGAACTTTTTACGGGGTTGCTATCCCGGCAAAACATAAAAAAACGCCATAAATGACGTTAATTTGAATATTTTTTAATTTCCCTGCCCACGATAACGCTTTTTGCGCCTATTGCGTGCAGATGCAGCAAGGTTTGTGTTTCTGCTGCGACCTTGACGAGTGGATTTAGGTTTGCTAATAACATGATTTGAGTTAGTAAAACTTGTTGTCTTTGCCATTTATTACCTCAATAACTTCAATAGTGTACTATATTTTTACCCGGTTGTTAAGACATTGACAGATCCGTCAGTAATTGAGCCTAAATCTGCAGAATCACCGATTCTTGCAATTAATTTGCCATTTACTAAAACTTTTGCATATCCTGAATTGACCTGCGCTAAATGTGGAATACAAGGTGGATTCGAAGCAGGATTTGTAATCGTGTGGGGTGCTAATTGAGCACCTAAGTATGTTGCCCCTCTTCCATTGATAAGAACATTATTAGATCCTTCAGCAATCGTTGTAATGTCATCACACTCATGCCCAGTTTCTACTGTATCGTCTTGTCTTGCAATTCCTGGCATTACTTCAACTGTTGTTCTATAATATTTAGACGATCAAACAAAGAATCCAAAGCCTCGTTAAGCTTTACATATTCTTGATTTGGTGGTCTGTATAATATTACGAAAGGATGTGGAATCTGTGTTAATCGATCTTCAGCTCTTTTTATTCTTTTTTCTAGGTTTTGAAGGTTTACTTCCAAATCCTTCACCTGAGGGTTGATGTTGAATTTCAGCAAGTTGCTTAAGCTCGTCTTCCAAATTTGATTCGTCATTCATTGTTTCTCCAAATGTTGCTATATCAGAGTAAATTAACTCTCCAGTTTTGTCAAACGTAGAAATTTCTAATGTATCATCAGCATCATATAATCCAGTGTACCATTTTTCTGCTAAACCTAACATATGATCTGCTAGTTTTTCATAATCATTAAATGATACATCTTCGACAACTTTGCCTTCTTTGTTTACAATTTTATATTGTATCGTTTTGTTTTCAGTCATTTTGTTCAATTTCGTCAAAAAATTCATCTACTTTTTCTAATCCTACTGAACCATCTTTATTAATTCTCCATTCTATAACATCGCCTTCTTCCCAACCAACTAAATTAATCAGTTCATCAGGTAATGTTATGTAATATTCATCAAAATCTTGATTGTATTCTACGGTTGTTTGATAAATGTGTGGGGTCATAATTTTTGTACAACTTCATTATATATCAACTTAAGTTAATTTATTGATTTGTCTTAATGTTAACATCCTTCCTACGCTTTGTCAAGTTCTCTATGAACATTCTCACAATTTCTTCAAGTATCATGAAGATGTAAGAAAATTCTTCTCTTCTGGTGGTTTGAGTTGGTAAAGGTTTTGAAGTCATTTTTTTATGGGAAAAATTTTTTTTTCTTTTGTTTCATCCACACAACAGCATACTTCATTCCAGTACTCACGGTAAACAATAAGATTTGCTTGATAACGACCAATATGACAAGAACTATCCGGTCTGTCAATATAACAAAGGGTGAAGTAATCATCATTTATAAAATTGACCCAACCATATGTCTCACGGTACTTTACCATCATACCATACTTAAATTTCATTAGTTGATTTCTTCAAAAAGTTTACAATTTTTATTTTCTGGGTTTGGAGTCATTTTTTTATGGGAAAAATTTTTTTTCTGAACGTGTAAATGATCGAGCATTTTCAAAGTTTTGTAGGTTAATAGTATCTATCAATTTTGGTTTCGCTCGGCGCCGCCCGTATCACGGGGGACGCGTCCTTGGACTGTCCGACTGCCCCCTAGCAGGAGTGGGCGAGGCGAATGCGGCGCAGTTGCCTCTCAATCTGTCTCAGTGCGTTGCGATCGCTAGGCGTTGAACTTGTAGTCATCATACCATACACCGGATGCCACCAGACGATATGCCCTCCTGTGCGGCGGCGCTCTGCCCACCCCTCACGAACCATAATCATCAGGCGATCGCGTTCGATTTTTTTCATGGGGAGACCCCTCACTCGAAGGTGGGGGTCTTCACGCTGTCAGCATATGTCTCAGCGAACTGAGCGGCGAGGCTGACGGCAGACACCCCCCAGGGAATGTAGGAGGAAGGAAAGGTTCCACGTGCGGTCTGATCGTGGCGAGATATCCACTTAATCTGGCGAGTTTGTAGATCGGAAACGGGGCAGATAGGCCAGTGTTGAACAGTCATTGGTTTGTTTGAACTGAGAGAATTGTAGCAGGGGGGGTAGGGCATTTGGCGGTTCGCTTGTGCCAATTCCTCAACTGCCCCACGATTCCAGGAGCTGAAGAATGTCACGGCCTCCAGGATGCGCTGTGCTTCATAGGTCCTTCAGCATCTCATCCAGGGCGGCGGTGTCAACGGTGGCATCCATCCAGCGGGCACCGTCGGGGGTCATCTGTCCCCACAGACGCTCCAGGCGGGGGATGAGGCGATCATAGGAATGATACTGGCGGGCGACTTTATAGGTTGCCTCATCATTCTGAATCCAGAGGGCGACATTCCAGGTTTCCCAGTTTGCCCATCCGTTGTAGGAAGCGTTGGCGGTCATGGTCTCGGTTCGTTTGATGTGTTAAGTATAGAGGGTTGGATGGGGGGTTGGTGCCCCCCTTGTGCCAGTGTCTCAGGCGAACACTCGCTTAATGAGAAGCGGCTTGCCCTTGGTCATTTGAAAAATGTTCATCGTCGCACCGTGATCACTGGCACTCCAATCTAGAGCGATCTCTATCGCTTCCGGCATCGTGAGAGCGAAGGAACACCCCCATTCA